GTGTATGTAAGTTATGATACAACATACATTACTTACTTCAATGGTTATGAAGTTCCAACGACAAACGAAGTTAGTTATTCAAATATATTCGGTGATATAAGTAATATGATTGCACCAACAAAATCTATGGTTGGTGATACTTTACGATTGACTTCTAACAATCAAACTTTCAATATCGTTTTAGATTAGCGTATATCCCACTTACATTTTTTTATTAAACATATACGATTTTTTCTTTGTATATTCTTGTATAAAGAAAGGAGAAAATATGTCGAAGAAATTAAACATAATGACATCTAAACAAGTAAAAGAATATCTTGGTATATCTAAATCTACTTTAAATAGATGGGTAAATGAAGAAGGAGTTATTCCTAAAATGAAGATTAGAAATAAAATTTATTTTAAAAGAGAGGATATAGAGAAACTTCTAAATGACTCTTATGGTTAGATGTAACAACGGGTGGTATTTCTACCACCCGTTAATTCCACCTTTATTTATTGAGTAATCCTAATATCACTAATAGTGATATGAATCCTGCAAATCCACTATTTGCAAATAGATTTACTAATTCAATAAGATTCCCAATAATGTCCATACCGAAGAACCCGCCAACAAAAATAAGTTGAACGAGAACCCCAAGACCGATAGCGTGAAGCAGAACTTCTTTAATTCCACCTACTGCTTCCATTATCATAGCCATAGTATTTTTCATTTAGTTTCCCCCGTTTATTACTATAAAAAGTCGGTATTCGCCGACTTCGTATAATAACTATAATCAATATTTGAAAAAATAAACGAGTATATAAATATATATCACTCTTTTTTGACATTCAACTATTTATTATTAGGTAAAAAACAAGCAAAATTATGGCAAAAGATTACGAAATATTCGAGGGTAAAACCTTATCAGATGTCTTCAAAGACATATACGATAATTCCAAAACTAATAAAACACAATTAGAAGTATTGATGAAAGAGGTTGTGGGATTTATCAAGGACGGAGATACAGCCGTTCAAATTATCCCTATGCTAAAAGAGTATTTAGAAATCAATGTTAAGAACGACGAACAACTTGTTAAGTTAGCAACAATCGTTCAAAGAATTACAGCAGCTGAAAAACGAATATCAGCAGATGAAGGTGAGTTCGGTTTATCAGAAGCAGAAAAAGAACAACTGATGAGTGCAATAGAATCTGATGTTCAAGAGTTACAAATCAAAAAAGACGAAATAGAAAGTTCTATCAGTAAGGAAAACTAAATGGCATTTTTCGATTCTCTAAAAAAGGGAACAAGTGAAACTAATCCATTATCAAATAGATTAGTCACAGAAGATAACTTACGAGTTAAACTAAAACAAATGCTTCAACGAGAAGTGTTTCACCAAATAGAACCATTAGAGGTAGTTGAAATTTTAAAAGATGAAAATGAATCAATTGACTATGGTAGAGTTCTTGGTAGATATGTTTACTCTGAACAAGATTTATCTATTGGTAGACTGAGCGAGTTTAGACCGATAGGTGCAAACATTATACAAATGCCTTTGCCAGGAGATATAGTTCTTGGTTTTGAATTTTTTGGTGAAAGATTTTATTTACCACAATCACTTGTTAGAGCAAAAGCAGGTGGAAGTATTGTAGACCCATTAGCTAAACTAAATACTTCTGATTTTAATCTTAGTGATATGGATGGGTTTCAAAAAGCACAAGATGTGAGAGGTGATTACTTTAGAGATAATCAACATTATAAAATACAACCCAACGAGGGCGATACTTTTATACAAGGTAGGTTTGGAAACTATATACAATTAGGTAGTAATCAATATAATGATTTAGATGATTCAGGAGATTTAAGAGAAGTTAGAGAAGACTTTAAAGACTCACCTAATATTTATTTAAGTGCAATAAGTTCTTCAATAGAAATTACTTCAAATGAAGAAATAGATTTTGGAGATTGGTATCAAGAACCAAGTAATGTTATGTTAGATAAATTTTCTAACGAACTAAAAGATGATATAACTACAACGAAACCCCACATTATTTTTGATTCACACAGAGTAGTTATAAATGCAAAAAGTAATGCAACATTATTTTCTAATAATAATTTTTTAGTTGGTTCTTTATTGGACGGAGTTTATTTACAAGGTGAGAAAAATGTTGATGTAAAAGCTATTACTGAAAATATAGATATTACTACATTAGAAAAAGATATACGAATTAAAGCTAAGAAAAATATTAAAGCACTTGCCGAAGAAGAAAGTATAGAAGCAAGAGCAGAAAAGAATATTATTACAAGAGCAAAAAATAATAATGAAGTAATTGCAGATGACGGAAAGGTGAAACTACACGGAGGTGGTTCACGACAGCCAGTAGCATTAGGTAATACACTAAAAGGTTTATTAGACGATTTATCACAATCGTTAATATCATTTGGAACGGGACTAACAGCAAAGACTTTGACAGCTAAAGGAACAAAATTAGCAGCAGAGGTAGGTTCCATTAAAGGAAGATTAGATACAATCTTAAGTAAAAAAGTAGAAACACAATAGGAGTGGTAATGAAGAAAAAAGAGTTAATAAAAATAATAGAATTAGTTGTCCGTAAGGAAGTTAAAAAACAGATGACTGAGATATTTATTAATGAAGAAAAAGAAATTAGTTTATCAGAAACAATTTCTAAACCTAAACCCAAAAAGGTAATTAAGAAAAAACCTAAAAAACAATACTCAAAAAACAAAGCGTTAAACGAAGTATTAAATAATACAAATCCATTAGGTTCAGGTCAAACTGACGAATATCCATCATTAGGCGGTGGAGTATTAGGAAGTGATAATATGGCAGATGTCTTAGGATATGGTGATTTAGGTAGAGGACAGAATAAAGAAAGAGCGAGAGAAATGGCAGCAGTTGATACAATCAAGAAAGCTGGTGTTTCAGTTGACCAAGTTCCAGAAGATGTTCAAAACGCATTAACTCGTGATTACTCAGGTTTAATGAAAGCAATTAATAAAAAGAAAAAAGGTGAGGGCAATAATTTTAGACCTTAACAATAGATGGCAAGTGTAAGAGAGATAGATAGAAATGATGACTTATATGTAGGGATTAGATTTCCATTAGGTAGAAGTCAAGAGGGATTCTTTAATCAAACCAAAACTGTATTAGAACAAGCAAAGTCTAATATTAGAAATCTTTTACTCACCACTCCTGGTGAAAGAGTCTTTCAGCCAGAGTTTGGTTCACGATTAAAGTTTTTACTATTTGAAGCAAGTGAATCTGCAACAAACGAAGATATAGAAGAAACTATAAGAGAGGCGATTAACAGACAATTACCTTATGTTCTTATAAATGAATTATTAGTTTCAGCAATTCCAAATACTAATGAAGTTAATATATCATTAGAATTTTCAGTATCAATAGAGCCAGATACATTTGATACCATAACATTTAATTTTAACATTGGAGACAATTAATGCCGATAGCAAATCCAAAAGAAGTAGACTACGGAGTAGGAAAAAAAATAATTAAAAAAGAGGTAGATTATCTCGGTAGAGATTTTCGTGATATAAGACAAAACCTTATTGAGTTTGCAAAAACTTACTTCCCTAAATCATATAATGATTTCAATGAAGCATCACCAGGTATGATGTTTGTTGAGATGGCATCTTATGTTGGTGATGTATTGAATTACTATGTTGATAATCAATTTAGAGAAACTTTACTACAACACGCAGAAGAAAGAAAAAGTATTTATGAGATTGCACAATCATTTGGATATAAACCAAAGTTAGCAACACCTGCTACAGTAGAATTAACTATTAGTATTGATGTTCCTGCTAAAACAATAGACGCTAACAATTATCAAGCAGACTTAGATTATGCAGGAAAAGTAGAAGCAAACTCACAAGTGGTTGCAAGTAACGGAACACAATTTACAATATTAGATGATGTAAACTTTAAAGTATCAAGTTCATTAGATACAATGGATATAGCACCACTTATACCTACAACAGGCAATATTCCTACAAATTTTAGATTGACTAAGAAAGCATTAGCAAAATCAGGAACAAGAGAAACAGAAACATTTACATTTGGAACTGCTAAAAAGTTTGACGCAATAAAATTATCAAATGAAAAAGTTACAGAAATTATCTCAGTAACAGATTCAGCAGGAAATAAATTTTATGAAGTTCCTTTCTTAGCACAAGATACTGTGTATGAAACAGAAGAGAACACAAGCACTAATGACCCAAGTCTTTCACAATACAAAAACGATTCACCTTACTTACTAAAACTTATTAAGACAGCAAGAAGATTTACAACAAGAGTTGATGAAGATAATAAAATGGAATTAAGATTTGGTAGTGGTGTTAGTGAAAATGCAGATGAGGAAATAATTCCAAATCCAGATAATGTTGGTTCATCATTAGGTATGGGTATAACAAGATTAGATGAATCGTTTGACCCAAGTAATTTTATGAAGACACAAACATTTGGATTAGCACCTGCTAATACAACACTTACGGTAGAATATAATTATGGTGGAAGAGTAGAACATAATGTTCCAGTAGACTCTATAAATGCATTTAAGAATTTAACTTTTAGTAATTCAACAACAGGTTTAGTTGCGGCAACACAACAGACCGTAGAAGATAGTATTCAAGTTACTAATTTAGAAAGAGCAACTGGTGGTTCAAGTCAAGAATCATTAGAGGATATAAAACTAAATGCCAGTGCTTACTTCAATGCACAAAATCGTGCGGTAACAAAAGAAGACTACATAACAAGAGTTTATTCTTTACCACAAAAGTATGGTAATGTAGCAAAAGCATTTATTGTTCAAGATGAACAATTAGAACAAGAAGGACAATTAGAAATAATTGACGGAAAGGTTCAAAGAGTAAATGCAGTTGATGTTATTCCTAATCCATTAGCATTAAATATGTATATGTTAGGATATGACGCTGGTAAAAAATTAGTTCAGTTGAATCAAGCAGTAAAAGAAAACATTAGAATATATCTTTCACAATACAGAGTATTGACGGATGCTATAAATCTTAAAGACGGATACATTATTAATATCGGTGTAAGATTTAGTATTGTTGTTCGTAGAGGATTTAACAAAAACGAAGTATTGTTTAGAGCAATACAGGCAGTTAAGAAACACTTTGATATTAAGAAGTGGCAAATAAATCAACCGATTGTGTTGAGTGATATTGCTTATGTTATATCATTAGTTGATGGAGTGATTTCGGTTGTTCCACCACAAGACAATAATCCTAATAAGAATATTGTGGTGATTGAAAACAAACATAAAGTTGCAGACGGATATAGTGGAAATGTATATGATTTAGATTCAGCTACAAGAGACGGAGTTGTATATCCTTCATTAGACCCAAGTATATTTGAACTTAAATTCCCTAATGTAGACATTGAGGGTAGAGTAGTAGGAGATAGATAATGCATTATTTTGAATTTGGAAAAAGAGACGCAACAATTTATTCAAGTACGGTAACATCATCAATCAATACAGGATTTGATGAAATATTAGAAATAAATAAAGTGGTTGCAGAAAATGGTACCGTTCAAAACATATCAAGAATATTAATTGACTTTGACTATTCTAAAATATCACAATCAATACAAGACGGAGAGATACCTTCAACAGCAAAATTTTATTTAAATTTATATGACGCAACTTCAGAAGAAGTAGAAGCAGAACAAAATGTATTTGTTCATATGGTTAGTGGTAGTGCTTGGAAACAAGGAACAGGAAAACTTGACCACGACCCAGTAACACAAGACGGAGTAAGTTATCAGTATAGAGACCACGAAGCATTAACACCTTGGGTAACAGGTTCAGTATTGACTGACGGTGGTTCTTGGTGGAGAACTCAATCAGGTCAATATAAAGTTAGTTCATCTTATGCTTTAACATTTGACAGAAAAGATATTAGAGCAGATGTAACTGATTTGGTTAAGAATCATATTTACTCAAGTTCAGTTTACCCGAATAGGGGCTTTATTCTAAAAAGAGAATCAATACTTCCAACAGACGATACATTTGCATTTAACTCAGGAAGTGATACTACAAAAGACGAAGCGAGTTCAGCAAGATTAGGAAACCTAAGATACTTCTCAAGAGAAACACATACAATCTATCCACCTAAGTTAGAAGTTATGTGGGACGATAGTTCTTGGTCAACAGGAAGTTTATCACCATTAACATCAACAGACTTAGAAAGATTAAAAGTTTATTTTAAAAATTTAAGAACAGAATATGTAGAGGGTTCAAAAGTTAAATTTAGATTAGTTGGTAGAGAATTATATCCAACTACTGCTTTTGCAACAACACCCGCAGAACTATCAGTAAAGACTTTACCGAGTGGTTCTATATTCTATCAAGTAAAAGATGCGGATACTGAAGAAGTAATTATCCCATTTGGTAGTGGTTCAAAAATTAGTTGTGATTCCACAGGTAATTATTTTAACCTATGGATGAACGGATTACAAGCAGAGAGAAATTATAGATTTATTGTTAAGGTAGTAAGTGGTAGTGGAACTACTGACGAACAAATACACTTCTTTGACAATGATAATGAATTTAGAGTAGTGAGATAAACAATGCCATATTTACCAAGTTCGGCAAGAAATAAATCAGATTACTATCAAAAGATATTAGACGCCGATAAAATAGAACAACAAAAATTAATTCGTGATTTAAGAAATCGTCAATCTCAATCAGGTTCTATTGATGCTAATAAACCATTAAGAGATGAAAATGGATTTCTAACATCAGTAGAATTGCCAGACCAAACATTAGCAGACACCGATACCACTCAAAGAGTTCGTTTAGAAAACAAACAACCTTTTTTTAATTCCAAATTTAGTGAAAGATTAAATGAGGACTTTACATTTTTTAAAGTAGGTGGTAAGACTAATGAAGAATTAGATTTAGAAGATGAGAAAGAAGAATTAAAAATAGAAATAAAAAAAGAAGATATAAAAGTTGGTAAAGTAGAAATACCTTTTAGACGAGAAATTATAGAATTTGTTAATCGTTACAATAATGAAAATAATCCAATAACAATTTCAACCAATAAGTTAAATGCGAAATTAGTAACCATATTACAAAAAAGACTAAATGCACAAAGAGTAAATTCCTTTAATGTAACAATTGGTTCCTTTCAAGGTTTAATGAGATTGAGGATGTTAATAATGGGTCTTAACTACACAGCAGTTTATCAAGAATATATTGCAACATCACCTGAATTAAATAGTATATGGGAAGGTGTCGCAGGAAGTTCTGCAGAACAATCTACTGACAAAAATTATCAAGATGATATGGAAGTGGAAGAGTTAGAAGGTAAAGGGTTGATATAATGGCATTAGAATATGGATTCACACAGAAAGAAAGAGAAACTTATTTTTTACCTGAAAAGGTATATAGTAGTTTCGGTCGTGATAACACAGATGACTTTGTAAGTTTGTGTGTCTACTCAATGGGTGATGAATTACTTGATGAGATAAGTATTGACATTAGTGATATAGATTATGATGAGAGTGAAAACTTTATTGACTTAGATGTTCCTAAACATTTGAGAGATAATGGATTTACTGAAGGAACATACAAAGTTGTATATAAGTTTCTAAGACGATTGGCAGGTGTAGAAGATTTTGTTTTTGTTGATGGACAAGGAGTAATCTATGAAGGTAAAGTTCAAACAAAAGTTATAAATGGTGTAGAAAGATTTTTTATAGGAACCACTAATCCAAATATTGATGAACAAGATAAACCAGAGGCAGTAGAATTATTTAGAAAAGAATTAAAATATATTGTAGATGATATATCACCAGATAGAAAAGAAGCTATTGTAGAACTTGATGACTCAATAAAAAATCAAGAATATCTTGAAGACTTCCAAACTATGACTGAGATGATACAATACAAACCATTAAGATTAAATAATGCAGGTAGAATTAAGTTTGACCAAAAAGACCCATATGTATTGGAGTTTGATATCAATGATTTGGATAGAGGGTTTACACAGAATATGGTAGGTGGACAAATCGTTATACCAAAATTATATCAATTGGAAAATGAAGAAACTACAAATGAAGATGTTATTGTAGATGAAATTGTAGAGGTAGATTTCTTTGAACCGATAGAACAAGATTTAGATGAATCATATACACCTGAACCAGAAGACGAAGAAGACGAAAAGGAAAAAGTAGTTTACACAAGTAATGTAGGGGCAGGACTTAGAAGTTGATTTATCAAATAGGTGATATAAAAACAGATTGGTCAAATTTTAAAAGACCAACACAAGAATTATTTGAGAGTTGGAAACAAGACTTTTTATCATTATCAAGTGTTAATAATTATAATGTTTGGTTGACAGGTGGATTTTTAGAAGATTGGAACACCTTTGATATAGATATTATATTGACTAATGAAACTATCTTTGGAGAATTTTATTATTCAGAATTAAAAGAGTTGTTAATTAAAGGATATGAGTTGGGTTTGAAACACAATATCTTAATTGATATACAACACGCAAATATAGAACCAAGCTTTTTTAATAAGGGTGAGGTTGAAAAAATATATTATGGTAAAGAAATAATTAAAGGTGAACGCATCATATGGTCTGCTGAAGATAAAGATTGTGTTTACGAGGATTTGTATATGTTAAAAAAAACTTATCCAAGTCCAAAACAGAAAACAAGAAACTACAAGGTTAAACCAATAAAGTTAAACTAATATGGCAATATCAGATAGAGCAAAAAAACTACAAGCGAAATTGGAATCAACTAATGCCAATTACACTCCAGGAAGAAAAAAGACTGGAGCAAATCGTAATGCTTATATAGATTGGCAAGCGCCAGCAGGTGTTGGTAGTCGTGGAGCAGGATTAGATGAAGCCGAGGGTAGAGGAGATGGATTTAGATTTCAAGAATTGCCAGTTGGTGGTAGATTAGACGACGGAACAGGTAATGCAGGAATCTATGGTGGACAAACAACAAAACCTTTCTATAAAAAGATTAAAACAGATATAGTTAATAAAACTAAACTAATTAAAAAAGAAAAAATTGTAAAGAGGTCAGTTGTAGAAAGAACAATTGAACCAAGAGATTATGTAGCAACCATTACAGAGGTATTAGATTCTAATAGAATTAGAGTTAACTTATCTTACAATGACGGAGTAAATCAAGTCAAACATAAAGGTGCCGACCAAAGTGCAGAGAAGTTTAAATTTTGGAAAGTAAATTATGACAAGAGTAATGTAAAAAGATATAAGACCTATATGGTAAAGGATAATAACTACTACCTATTGGTCAATGACGGATTAGGTGCGGACGGAGAGTCAAGACGATTTAGATTCAAACAACCACTAAGAAATAATGTCAATACATTAGATAAGGTATACTTTGTAGAAAAAAGATTGCCAGACTATCAAGATGTTATAAACCTTGTTCCTTTCACAGAAACACCAGATGAGGGAATATTTTTAAGAATACCAAATTTAAATTCAGTAGATAATCCAATTAACTTTGAGGGAACTAACTTTAAGTCTCACGACGATTTGTTGGGTAGTAATAATAGTATTAATTTTGAATTAGAAGAAAAACTTATATCGGGTAGTTTACTAAATGTTCAACCGAATATAGATTATCAAAAAACAACAACAGACTTAAATCTTGAACCAGATGATTTAGGGTTTGGAAACTTTGTTCACTTCTCATCAGCAGAAAGAAGACTAAATAACTTTAAGAAAAAGTTAGAATTAATAGAGGGTCATAATGCAAATAGTGCTTCTTTATTATCAGTTAGTAGTTCTAATGATAGGGTGTTAAGTATTGAAAGAAAACGACAAAGAGTAATTAATTCTTTCGACCCATATGAACATTACTTATATTTTGAAAGTTCATCTTACGCAAGTTCTTCGTTAGGACAATTCCACGATACATCTTGGCCTAAGACAACATCATCAAAACCATATACATTGTCATCAGTAGCAAACGCTTCATCTTGGTATAATAATATAATAGCAAGCGCTTCTGCTTATGACCAAAGAAATATGAACTCACTAAGAAACTCTTTACCAGAACACGTCAATCAAGATAGTTCTAATAATGTATTCTTAGAATTTATGGATATGGTTGGACAACAATTTGATGAGATATGGACTTATACAAAATCTATTACTGATGTAAACAAACGAGTAGAAAAGTTATCTGAAGGTATTTCAAAAGATGTAGCAAAGCATTACGCAAAAGCACTTGGTTTAGATTTATATAGTGGTAATGATTTATTAAATTTACCTGAATATTTGTTAGGTAAGAATCCAGATGGAACAACTAAGTATGAATCACCACAAGAACAATTAACAGAAGAAATATGGAAAAGAATATTAGCAAACTTACCTTTCTTTATTAAAGCAAAAGGAACAGAAAGAGCAGTTAAAGGATTACTAAGTTGTTATGGTATTCCAAGTTCAATATTAAGAGTTCGTGAGTATGGTGGGCC